ACATACCCATAATTGCATTTGTAACATCTCCAGCAATTACATTAGCAAATTCTTTATATGCTTGTTCTTGTTTTTTTATTTCTTCTTCAGTAAATTTAGTTCTCTTTTTTGCATTTTGATTTCCCAACATTGTTAATTGAGTATCAAAAAATGCCATTTGTCTTGCAGTTTTTTCAGGGTCTAATTTCTTTTCTCCTGTTGCACTTGCTTCATTTTGTTTTGCAGAATCAAATAATTTAACTGCATATTCAATTTTAGTTTGCGATAATTGTTTTTCTAATTGTGCTAATGCAGTTCTAGCTTCTCCTGTTGTTAAACCAGCAAGTTTTTTAATTGCATCACTTATTGCTTTAATCTTTTCAGTATAATAAGATTCTTTATCTTTTTCGTTTTTAGGTACTTCTTTTAGTAAACCTTTTGATAATTGATAATCTAAAGACTTTATTTCTTCATTTAATGATTTAACAATATTTTGTGTTTCAGTTAACTTATCTGCATTAGCACCACCATCTCCACCTGATATTTTAACACCTTTTGTTCTTTCAGATATAGCTTTTAAAATAGCATCTCTTTGTTTATATAAAGCGTTTGTCTTTATATCTTCTTCATTATTTTTTATTTGGGTTTTTAAATTATCCCTTCTTTGTTGGTCTTCTCCTTTTAATGAATCTTGTTTTGATTTTAATAATGTACCTGTATTTTTTATTTGTTTTTCTTCTTCACTATCTAAAACACCTTTCTTTTTTAATATATCAGTTGTAACCTTTTCAAGTTCAAGTTGTTTAGTTTTAATAAATATAATATCCTCTAAATTATTTATATATGTTGTGTACGCATCATTTAAACCATTAACAACACCTTGTTCTAATTTTAAATCTTTAAATATTTCAGGATTTAACTTCTTTAGTCTTTCTAAAGCATCAGATTTTCTATTTCTAGTTTCAGTTTCGCTATTTAATACGGAAACTAATGTAGAAACTTCAGTTGCTTCTTTAGCAACCGATGAAAATATATTATCAATTGCTTCCTTTTGTCTTTTTATTTCATCAGCACCTTTACCATTTGCTTTTGCTAATTCTTCAGCTTCTTTTTTGGCTTTATTTTGATAATCAGACCATTTAATATATAATGCAGATATTAAAGATACTGCAACGGCTAAACCTGCTGGACCTATTAATGTAGGAATCAACTCCTGCATAATGGTTGTACCACTATCTTTAGCTTTTTCTTTTAAACGTGAAAAAGATTCAATAAAAGGATTAATGTTATTTGCTGCACCTCTAATACCATAGGCACTATCTTCAGCCAAACGACTGAAGTTAATCATAGCGTTTGTAGCTTCGCCTGTGCCTTTCTTTATATCCTGAAATTTGTATTTTAAGCCTTCAGTACTTTTGGCTAAATCTTCAATGGCTTTTAACGCTTCCTTATTGTCAGCCGTAATAATGAGTTGTAAAGTTTCTGCCATCTTATTTTTAATTTACGCCATATAATTTTAATGTCCGCTTCAATTGGTCTTCCGTTAAATATACCTTTTCTTCTTCTTTTCCTATATCATCAAGTTCAGGTATATGCCAAAAAGCATTTAAACTTTTAGGCGATTTTTCAGCGGTGCTACTTAAATATACAATATAGGCAAGGTTTCTAGTCCTTGCCCATTCGTTTAACTCTTGTTTTTCTTTACCCATTACGATAATAGAAAAGTCTTTCCAAGTCATTTCCCAAAACTCATTGGGTCTTATATTGCATTCAGCAGCTTTAACTAAAATATCATCCCAGTTTAGCTTTGTTAGGCTTTTTTTTTTCGCCACTTTCAACACTTTTTACGGATGTTGTAGTAGTAGAAATAATATATTTGACATATTCAATCAATTGACCATTTGTGTCAAATATTGAGCCTATTTCATCAATCCAATCACAAGCATCTACTTCATCATATTCAATGGCTATTTTGTTGCTTACACAAGCTGACTTGTAACCAATGTGAACTAATTTAACAATGATATCTAAATCAAAATGTGTATTAGTTAATAATTCAAAGTACTTGTCTATTGTGATTCCTTTAGCAGTACAAAATTCTCGCATTGCCCAAGTACCCCACTTTAGTTGAATTGTTTTGTTGTTTAGTTTTAATTCAAACATAGTTTAATTGTTGTTATGCTGTTTCAGTTTGTGTTAAAGGTGGTGTAGTTACTACGAAAGTAGCTGAAAACTTTACATCATCTTTATCAGCAGCATTCACAGTAAAGTTACTAATGAAAACTTGACCTGAATAAGTAATATCTCCACTTGTAGGTGTTGCTTTACCCATCTTCATATTGAATGAAGTTTTAGCAGCGTGAGCGGCATACAATTGTTGGTAAGAATCTTTACTAGGAGTTCCTGTTTCATCAATTGCAAAACCTTCGCCTGAAAAACTTTGGTTAAATGATGGACTTGGAGTGTAAGAATCTCCACACTTTGAAGTTGCATCAATTGTTCCTAATGTTGATGTAAATGAGTTAGATGTAAGACAAGCAACTGGTTTATAAGTGCTATCTCCATCAATGTCGGCTAAAAGGATATAGTCCCTGCCTGATACTTTAGTTTCTGCCATTTTATTTTAATTTTGAGTTATTATTAAATTATAAGTTATTAATGTTCTAAAAACGTTATCCAAAGGGTTTAAGCCATCTATATTTCTAATGTTATCAACCACTACACTTGAAGCATAAAATCCATTGCTTAATGTTATTGTAGTTTGCGAGTTGATAGCATTTAAAACTAAATCACTTATTGTTTCGGCTCGTTTATAGCCAAAGTTAGCACTTTTTGTAACAATGTCAACTATGATAGCAACCGAATTTGTATAACCAGCTTTTCCTTGTTCTTGACTTGATGTTCTTCCATCCATAATTATATATTCATTTGGAGCAGAATCAGGTGCAATCCCATCATAAATAGGAAGACTTGTAGCACTACCTAAATGAGTATAAAACCATTTCTTTATTTCTATATTAGGGTTAAGCATTTAATAAGTCTTTTAATCGTTTAAATAATTTAGGTTTTTCACTTTCATAAGCTGGTATTAAAAATGGTTGTGGTCTAATTCCATTTTTCAATATTTTAATTGCTAAAAACCTTGCTAATTTTTCATCTTGTTTTTGTGTAACTCCTTTCCCACCTAATCTTCTACCACTTTTTACGCTATATGTTCCAGCTAAACCTTTTCTCTTTACCCATAAAGTTAATGCTGCAATAAATTCTTCCAATGAACCACCGCTTCCGCCTTTAAATTGCATTGCAAATTCTTCAAATCCACTTGGTATTGAAACCTTGCCACCTGTACCAAATTCAACATAAGCACCATATTTAGCATCCACAATAACCTTTCCTGTAAGTCCATTTAAAGTTGATTCTGAATGAATGCTTTGTCTCAATGTACCTAAATTAACAGGTGCATTTCTTTTAGCATCACGTTCTATTTTCATAGCAGATGCACTTATTTCTTCGGCAACACCTTTTGTAAGGTCATCTTGAATAGTTTTTAACCTTTTAGTTAAACTATCCATTCCGCTTAAATTAAGTGCAAATCCAGCCATTAGTAGTACATTTCAATTTCATAAAATCTAAACTGATTTTCAACATCCTTAATAGAATGAATGGTATATCGTTCCCCTTCCACTTCTAATTGGTATGTATCAGTTATGTTTACATCATAACGAATAAACAACTTTGCTGACCTTGTAAATGTCAATTGTGCTTCTTGCAATGCTCTTGATTGTGCTTGTGGTCTAAAGTCTCCAAATACAACTCCTTGTAAGGCAAACGTAGTCGTATAACCACCTTGCCCATCAGAAACGCTTGTGGGAGCATATAAACCAACTTCTGAATACATTGTGTTGGCATCTACATAAAGACCTTTTTTACTTCCTATTTTCATAGTATTGGACTTATTCTTGTCCACCTTTGACAGGCTTTCCAAGATTTTTCACAAATTCCGTTATCTGAATCTAAACCTCTATTCTCGTAATCGTAACTCACTTGGTCTAATATTGCTATTTTTAAATCCTTTGGAATGGTTGTATAACCGCAAGTGTATGTCGCTTTTAGGTTATGCCATAAAGGAAATTGCATTTGTGGAAACTTACCACCCACCAAAGAATAATCAGCAGCAACAACTGTATCTCCGTTATTATCTATTAATGATGTAAATGAGTTCATTGGTCCGAATGGAAGATAAAAATTACCATCGTAATTAGTAAACCAAACTATTGCAGTTTTTGGTATTAATGACAATCCTGTTGCTTTTTCAATGGCTTCCCTTGCTTGGGTTATCATTGTTTCAATTTGAGCATCATCAGCCGTATTAGTAACACGGCAATATAATTTTGCCTCTGCAAGAGTAACTGGTTCGGTTACAGGAGCAGTATCAGTTAAAGTAAAATCTATGATAAAATTAGAATATGCCATATATCTTTTTTACAAATTTACATTATTTATAATAAAAAACCCCCTACTAAATGTAAGGGGT